CATATTTTGACAAATAAGTTTTAACCCGTTTGAAATTTCGGTTACGGCCTCGTAACGGGACCGGGTCGTTTTGGGTTGTATCTTTTGCAAGTAATCCAAAATAATTGCGTCAACCGGGCCGTTTTTTAATTCGTCGTTTACGTCGGCCATTATTTCGTTTACTGTTTTTGTACCCTCGATTATTATTAAATTTTCCAACTTTTCGTTTTGTTGGGCCTTGTAAATTGCGTTAATTTCGGCGTCGTTACAAAGTCCAAATTTAATTCGGTTTGTGTCAACCCCGGACAAATTACCAATTACCCGGCGCAAAACTTGTTCCCGGCTCATTTCCAACGCAAAAAACAAAACTCGTTTACCCTCCATTACCATACGTAACGCCGTATTAATCGCAAACGCTGTTTTACCCATTGCCGGACGGGCGCCGATAACCATTAAATCGACCGGCTCCAATAAAACGGTTTCCCGTGTTTGGTAATAACCAATACCAATACCCGGCAACGTCCCGTCCTTTGCCCGGTAATGCTTGTCAAGGATCGTAAAAACTGTTTGTACGTTCGTTGGTTTCGGCTCGTTTTTATACTCCAAATTTTTGGCGCCTTGTATTAATTCGTTGTATTTGTCAAACGTAAAATTGTCGTCGTTTAACAAGGTTTCCAATTTATTACGAAAAACCAACGCCCCCTCGTAAATAAACTCCAATTGCAACGTTTCAATTATGGACGTAACCGTTTTGGCTGTCGTCAAATCGTACGTACTGTTTGTTAACCCGGATAAAAAAACGGCCGTTGTTTTTTCGTATAAATCCAATTGTTTTGTTTCGTTTAATACTGTCAACAAGTCAACCGTTTTATTTTGTTTAATCAAACTTTCAATTGCTCGGTAAACTGTTTTTTGTTGCCCCGTTTTGCAATACTCAATTTTAATTTTTGGAAATATTGCCCGTACGTCGTCGTTATTCATTACCAACAAATAACCAAATACGGTTTCAATTAATGGTTGTTTTCTCATAACGTTGGTATGTATTGTTTTGGTTTTTGATCGGTTTTAATTTCGTCCTCCCAACAATTGCCGTTTAACCACGTTAACGGGTTTTTTCTAAATTTTGGGTCGGGTGTATTTTGTACGTATTTTCTCGCTTGTTCATAAATAAACCCGTGTTTATGTTTATTAATGTTTTTCCAAATTTTCAAACATTTTATTTTGTCGGTTTTTTTGTCGTAAATATCCCAAAAAATACCAAAAGAATTATTTAATAATTCCTTTTCATTAACATTAACATTGTCATTTTCATTAACGGCTTTTTTGGGTTTTTCAATAACCGGTTGGGTTTTTTCGGTTTCGTTTTCTTTTTTCGGTCGGCCTCCCTTTTTTCCGTTTTCTTTATTGCGCTCAACAATGCCGTTGTATTTTTCAACGTCCCGGGCAAATTGATTTTTAAAAGGTAAAAAGGCCATACGTAAACCAAAGGCCCCCGGATCGGAAAACGGGTTTAATTCCGTACCGTTTTGAAAATTGGCAATTGCTTTAAATAATTGCCCGGCTTGTTCGTTGCTCAACTCGTTTAAAACTGTTAAGGCGTCAACGTGTAATAAAAATGATTTTTTCATACGTGGTTGTTTTAAATGAATAACCCCCCAATTGTCCGGTTACAACCACGTAAAACCAATAACAAAAGGGGGTTATTCAATATTAAATTAAATATTTTTTTTGTGGTTGTCAAAATTTAGGGTTGCAAATGTATAAATTAAATTTTACTTTTTACAATTTGGTACCAAACGCCGTTAATTTCCTTTTCGGTGTACTCGCTTTTTTCTAAATACTCCAAATACGCCCCAACGTTTGCGCTCAAAACTTTTATTTCAATTATGTTTTCGCCTTTGTCAATTTGTTCAATAACTTTTAACAATGCTTGTTTTAAGTCCAACGGGTCCCGGTAATTAATGTTAACCGTCAATTGTTTTAATTTGTACGGCTGTTTGTTTTGTGGATCGTCTTTAATATCGGTTTTCATTTGTCAACGCTTTTAAATACCGGTAATAAAGGTCCAAATTAAACGTGCCTCCCTTGTCCTCCAAATACCCGGGCAAACTTGGTTTTTCCCAAAATGATAAATAAACGGCCAAACGGTATTTTGGTTTTTGTTCTTTTGTTGCTTTCATAACTGTAAATTTTAAAGGGGCGTTTAATAGGCCCCTTTTGATAAAACAATACGTAAATATTTTCCAACGTGGTAACAAATTGTTGATCCGTCGGCCTCCTTTGTACCGGGCGCCAATAATAACGCCGGGGACTTTTCAAAATGGCCTTGTAACGTAATTGTCCCCGAACTCGTCCCAACGCTGTAAAATTGGTTAAAGTCGTAACCGTACTTTGATAAATAAATTTTTGCTAAACGCAACAACGCCTCGTTGTTGTAATGAAAATTTGCATTTGTGGTTGTTTTCATAACTTTTATTTTTATGGTTTTTAAATGGGGGTTATTACGCCCCCGGGGTTAATTTTATTATTTGATCTAATAACTCAATTTTTTTAAATTCCAAATTTTTTAATTTGGCCAAATAAAACGCTCGGGTTTCCTCGTTTTCGTATTTCCATTTGTACAAAGGTTTTTTACAAATTGTATTAATTTGTTTTTGTACGTTTTTCAATTCAATTCTTAATTCCGTTGCTGTCATTTTGTTATTTTTTAATTGTTTCACTCAACAAATGTAAAACTTTATTTTAATATAACAATACCCGGGGCAAAAAAAAATCAAAAAAAAATCCGGGTTTGATCCCGGACCCCTTGTTTAATAAGGAAAAACGCCCTAAAAAAAAATTAAAATTCTTTCAATAAACAGTATGTAACAATTTTTTGAGGTTTAACCAACTCAATAATTTTGTTGTATTTCGGCGTATCGTTTACCACTTGGCAACCCAACGACCAACCCCCAATAATTTCTTTTATTTCCGTATTGCTTAAATTGTACGTATTGGCGTGAAAATTAATACCACAAATTACCGGCAAACTTTTGTTTTCCTCAATTTTTTGATCCTTGTCCCCGTCCCGTGAAATTAAAAACGGCCGGACTTGTTTTAATGCCTCCATTTTCCCACGGTGTAAACCAAATTTCCAAACGTCGTAATACCATTCGTTTGTTTTTGTTACGGCGACGCCCTCGGGGTTGTAATCGTCGTATTTCATTAAACCATTTTTCCCGGCGTTTGTTGTACCACTCGTTACCAAAATAAACTTTTCGCCGTGAAATAAATAAAACTTGTCGTCGAAAACGTTAAACGTGTCCTCGTCGCTTTGTACGCCCAAAATCCAATAACCGGCCGGAATGTTTTTAAAACTCGGCAACGTTTTAACTCGTTTTAATAATTGGGCGTCGGTGTATTTTTTAACCATTGTTTTTACGTTTTAATATTATTGCAATAACGGCAAACAGTAACGCAAACAAAGGTATTAAAATGGACCTCAAATTGTCCTTTTCTTTTACGACCGTTTTAACCTCAATTTCGGGGGTTTTAATTATTATTGTGTCCGATATAACCAAATGATCGTCAACCTCAAATATTTTATGTTTTGTTAAGGTGTCGCCGTTTTCAATTTCGGACGTAAAAACGTTTTGCGTTTCCTCCAAATTAATTTTTAACTCGTCGTTGGCCTTGGCTGTTACCATTAATAAACAAACCAATATTGTATTAACTGTCCTTTTCATTTTTTCGGGTTTTAAATTTGGCTTTGATCCACTCAATTAAAATGTCGTACACGTCGTTAACGAAATCGTCCATTTTCTCGGTAATTTCATTGGCAACCCAACCCACGGTAAACGAAATTAAAACAACAAATTTAGGGGGTAACGTTGCGTAATAATATTCAATAACCCCAATTATTGAAAATGTCAAAACCCCGGCAACCAAACAACCCAAAATAATTGTTGCCGGTTTCAACCTATTTTTTAAACCTTTTAAAAAGGCCCCCAAAATACCAACGGCCAACGCCAAAAAATCCCCTAAATGTTCAAAGTTTTTCATTTGTCAAAATATGTACGTTTGTTTTTAAATTTGTCGCCAACAATGGCCTTTAAACTTGCTTTGCGTGAAAATTCATTGTAATTAATCTCGGCGCTTTCCTCCAAAATAACCGGCAAATCGTTTATTTTGTAACTGTAATTATGGGCGTTGTAATCCGAAATAAACAACTCGTTTTCACTTAACAAATATACGTCAATTAATGGCTCCAATTGGCACTCGTCCAACGGATCGGTTAAAATTTCGTATTGGTTTAAATTTTCCCTAATTACCCGTTTCATTTGTCGATCATTGTAAATAAGGTTGTCAATTTCCGTATTTGGTTGACGGTTTCCAATAAACCCATAAAAACGGTGTGAACTTTCAACGTTTGATCCGGTAAAATTAATTTGCTCGGTTTCGTGGTACCCGTTAAAAATTGCCCGTACCCGGGCCGTTTTACGTGCGTTTTCAATTGTGTACGGTAACAATTTGTAATTGCCCCAAACAACTTGTCCAATAATACCCGAAATATTGTAATTTATTACCAATTCATAGCACCCCGGACCGTCCGAAATTAAAACGTCATTCCAATTAATTGTTGTATAAATTGCGTTTGCCTCGTTTACAAACAATTGAGGGGTTGGGGTGTAATTTGTTTCCTCCCCGTCCTTTAATAACTTAAACGTTGACGTTGCCCCGGCTGTTAATTTGATCCACGCACTCGTTTTGTCGTTTTCCCAACTTTTAGAACTGTTTGACGCTAAAACCAAATTTTCGCAACAACAATCTTTTAACCCTCGTTTTGGCTCGGTTGTATCGTCCGGTAATTTTAAT